TTTCGGGTCTAGCCATTTTCTTTCTCCTTAATAATAAAGTGTACTTTAGCTACATTGCCTTTTTCTTTCTTGATGTAAAACTCTAAACCAGCATCAATAAAGATTCTTCTAAGTTCGTTAATAGTAGGATCTTGGTTAAGCACTATTTTGTCTTTCTGCTACACGCTTCCTCAACCCACTTGAGCTAAAGCGATGGTCTCGTTTATTGAAGTATAGATCAATATCACGTCTACGGCAAATATCTTTGCCTGTGAAGTCTTTATCTCTATACTCCTCTCCCAGTATTCTAACATCAATATGATACATTGTTAAAATATCTTCTAGATCCTGTTCTGTACCATATGGAACTATCTCGTCTACATAACCTACTGCTTTTAGTTGTGTATAACGTTCAACAATAGTTTGTATAGGAGCGTTTTTTTCTGCTCTATCTTGACTAGGGTCTACTTGTAGTCCGCAGATCAAATATTCACACTGCTCTTTTGCTTCACGTAACATTTGTACGTGCCCTGCATGCAATAAATCAAATGTTGAACAGGTAAAACCTACTTTCATTCTCTATACTCCTAATATTATAATACAGTATTTAGGTTAGTTTGTCAACCGATAAATACTTTATGAACGATGCTTTTACTAATGCCTTCTTTGGTATAGTTAGAGAAGCTCAGGAAACATCGGGCTATGAGTTGCCGGTGCATCTTGAGCATTATGTTGTTATGGTACTTGCAGTACACATAGATAAACCTAACTGGCATCCTGAAAACTCTTTTGCAGAAGCATATTTAAAAATCAACAATAGATCAAATGCAAAAGAACTTGGTGATACTTGCCTTTTTGTTTCTGGTGTGTTTCCGTCTTTTGGATCTAACAAAGGACTTCCTAGATCATATTTCCAAAACATAGGTAAAACCTCTTACAGCCAAGTTACAGGTGAGCTTTTTAACGACCTATCAAACCATTTCGAGTTTCTTAGTGATTTTATTAATATCAGTTTACATTCAAAAAAGATAACTAATCTCCAAAGTCAAACAAACTGTTAAATGTATTATGTTGTTTTGTATCCTCTAATGGATAGTCAAGCACACCGATTAAGTTGTCTAACTTATTATCAATAATAGTTTCAGCCATAGCTGCATCGTCAAATGGCAGTTCTTTAAACCACTCTGGCAACCGCAACTCATCTGTCGGATATGCAACACTTGTATAGCCCAGCGGATTCTGCTTGAGCTTGCAAACAATAACTTTCATACCGTCTACAATCTCTTGCGAGTACTTGTCACCATTCATACGTTTTAGTGTGTTCCAGTTAATGCTTGCTCTTACATGTCCAGGCATATTTGCTTTACCTTGTTTCTGCTCAAGACGCTGATAGTGTCCAATCTTGTTTGCACGTTTAGGCGAACCTTTTTCATGTCCTGGACGTTCTTCAAACTCTTTACGGAACTCTGTAATACGTTCTAATACTTGTTCTTGAGGCTTGTCAGTAAGAACCATAAGTAATAGTTCACTTAGAAACTCTTGCATGAACACAGGTGTGTCTGATCTACGCAAGTCCAAGCCCATTGCTTTTACTTTGCCTGGCTTGCCATCTGTGTCTGCTCTAAAGCCTTCTAAGTCGATAACAAGAGCCGCATAACGCTTCTTAGTAATATACAAACCTGACTGTGCAACAATCTCTCTACCTGCCGCAATAACATCTGAACGACTCTTTGGACAGTGAAATGCTTTTGCCATAAAGTCTGTAAATGTTGTATTTGCTTGTTCTGCTACTTGGTCATAAAGTGTAATACACTTGTCAATGTTCCAATCAAGACGTCCTGCTTCTACATCATCTTTAAGCACAGGCCACGCACTAAAGTACACAGAGTCAGTGTCGCCATAGATAACACTTTTACCTACGTGATCATATTCGCCTGTGATAACTTTGTTTACTTCTGCACTCATATGCTTAACAATCTGTCTACCAGTAAGTGTAGTTGACTGTCCTATACGTTTGTCAAAAAATCTGCAACCAGGATTAAGAATGGCCCCATAAAGAGAGTTAAGATTAATCTTTTTAACAAGTTGTCGTTTGTCCCAAAATGCAATCTCCGCTTCATTGCCAGCGTCTTTTGCCTTCTTGAGCATCTTCTGTAGATCTTTTCGTTCTGCATACCACCTCTTTAGAATACCAGGAATAACTCCTTCAAACTCTGTTGTAAATATTGTGCCGTTTGCACTTAGCATCCATGGCATATTACTGTCGAATATAAGTTGATGAATCTCTGCACCACTTAGTACATCTGAACGTCCATCTTCCCAGTCGATAGTTAGTGCAACGTCTTTGCGCTTTTCCATAACCATATCGTATTCTTCAACATTGAAACGTCCTTCCCAACTGCCTGCAAAGCTCTTTTTCTTCAGCGTCATATCTTCGTGTACACGGGCATCTGAAATCTCAGGACGAAGTTGTCCTACAATAGTTTCTGGAGCCATGTTGAGCGCACGAATCACCGACGGATACAGTGAGTTCAAGTCCATTGAACCAATATACTTGTGTAAGCCTTTTTTCGGAAATGCAACATAAGCACCTGCGGCTTGTGTATTTTCGTCATCACGTCTTGGACGATTAGGAACTTGTAGTCCTCTATGATGTGCTTCGTTAATAATAGCTTGCTCTGTAACAGCAACAGCACCCATAGTGGTCTGTAGCAAAACCGTATTTGCATGAGCCAGCTCATTACTTAGGTCAATAAATCTTAGTTTTTTGTCCAGCTTGTCCAGTAGTGCGGTATCTTGTATGTTGTATTCGATGAACTTTCTAAAGTCATTGTTGTACAACTGGTCCAAAGTGCCTTCATAAGGAACTTTATTCTCCCCAACTTCGATTTCGCCAATGGCATCAAGTCTATATGTATGTCTTTCTTCATATGTGTATTTACGATATAATTCCAAACTATCTAAATGCACTCTGCCTATTAGGTCAAAGGTAACAGCTGATTTGCCATACTTTTCATATTCACGTTTCTTAGGAAGTTGTCCCCACAAACAAAAACGTCTTGTGTCATCTTTGCTTAGTACACGACTTGTTCTATTTACAGTATACGGAATATCATAACCTTCACTGTTCCAACCTGATAGTATATCAGCATCTTCAATCAGTGTCAAGAAAGTGTCAATCATGTCACTTTCTTTTTCAAACAGCATTACATTTTCAATGCCTTCAAGTTCTTTTTTAGCTTCGTCCATTGTAAGTGTCTTAGGTGGAACTGCTAAACAAATCATTGTCTCCATCCATTGCAAGTATACCGAGATACTTGTAATAGGCATAAAGGGATCTGCTGGATCAGCAAATCCACGTTCTGGATCAAAGTCTGTTTCAATATCGAAGAACGCAATGTTTAGTTTAGGTGCGTCTTGATTGAGATAGTTTTCACTTAGACATTGGAATATTGGATTGATATCGCTTTCAAACAAGTTTTTGCCTTTGTTAATAGCAACTTCTTTGCGAAAGTCTTTTGTGTTTTTACATACGACACGAGTCAAAGGATCTCCGTACACACTTTTGTACTTGCCTCTCGGGTCTTCGTAGTAAAACGTATATTTTGCTTGGTATTCGTGGAAATGTCGCTTTCCATCTCTGCGTTCGACTACTCGAATAATATCTTGATCACGATCAAAGAATGCGTCTACGTAACTCAAATGTTTCTCCTACGTTGCTTGTGGCCAACTTAACCTTCTACATGCCTATGCGGCGTTATTATTAATATAACATCATTTGTTAATAATGTCAAGTATTTGTTTATATACAATCTGGTTGCCTTGTTCTGTGTAATGATTTACTGTGCCTTTGTGTTGTTGCCAAACAGTACTAAAACTAATATTATTATGTTCTATTGCATACTTTGTACTTATTGGCAGATGTGTTATGCTAATGTATTTAGATTTTCCAAGTATTTTTCTTATCTCTTTACGGATAAGCAAGTAAATATCTGTTTGATAATCTTCGTCATAATGATATTTGAACCAATCTTTAGCACCACGTAAACTAGGATTAAACCAACTGTTTCTATCAACAATATCATTGTATATCAAGTCACAGTCTGCGTGTAGTCCGCTTTCGTGTATTGGATGTTTACGTGTATGTACTCTTGTTGGACTAGTGTGGCTTACAATAATCTTATCAAAATCGTCAAGATTAGCATTTTGTATTTGTCTAAGTATTTTGTATTCGCTTATACCTGCTTGGGCTACGTTTTTTACAGTGTGTTGTTGTGCGAGAAGTTCTGGCCAACCGCCAGCTTCTGGCCACTTTGCTGCAAAACTGTCGCCAGCAAGTAGTATATTCAAAATAACAGCCCTGCTACATAGATTACAGTTAGTCCAGCATTCATTACAATAAGACTTTTTTCTTTCCACAGAATACCTACAAGTATCCATAGACTATTACTAATAATGAATGCCCAAATGTACAAAGGGTAAACATTAAATGCGGCTAAAGTGGCCGCTGTTAACAAACATGCTGTACTAAGCCATGCTAACCATTGATAGGGTTTTACCACCATCCTGCTGCCACTCCAAATCCGAATACATTTATACAAGCAAAATATGATGTGAGGAGCATAATCCATGCTGCTCCTCTACGCCAACTTGCATATACTTGTGTTACACTTCCTACAAAGAATCCTGGATAAACAACAAGCATATTTGGATCATCTGCATTTATAGCAAGAGTCATGCTTGCGCCTACAGTAAATATAAAACTGATTAGTTCAAAACAAAATGCAGTTTTATCACTACGATAGCTGTTTACCCAAAAGTCTTTTACTTTTTGCATTATTTGTCATAGCCTAGTGTTGCTATAAGTGTTTCTAAATCTTCGTGTGCGTCAGCGTGTGTGTCCCAATCACGATTCTTTGCGATCTTAATCGCTTTGTTAATAAGTGCTGGTTTAATATCAAGCTCTTCGGCAACTGCTTTTACAGTTTCTTTAAGACCTGTTTGCAGATCTTCAACTTCCTGCATAACAGTTACACCTTCACGTACTAGACGTTCTAGTTTTGCTTTTTCTTCAGCACCATAGGTACGGTCACTCATGTATTACCTCCGTTAAGTTACATTAAGTATATGATATATTTAGGTATTTGTCAAGTAGAAAATACTTTTTTGTTGTCAAAAGCACGATGCCAGCCAAAGAACTGTGCTTTATAGTCCGAATGATCGTCTGAAGAAAGGTTGATCCATTCGTCTTTGCGTTGCCATAAACGCATTGCTCCATCATACCAATCTGTTGAATCAATAATGTATTCAAGTTTTGCCTTTGCTTGCTCTGCTTCGTTAATATCATCAAAGTCTTGTTCTATATGTATCACTTCCATAACAATATCGTGTGTTACATAATCAAGACTAAAGTCTATACCCCACTTGGGTTTGATATTTAACAGTTTTTGTAAGATTGGTCTGTTTTTTGAAACTTCTATGATTTGTTCTCTTGCTTCACCTGCGAACGCATAACGTGTTAATAGCATACAATGATCTAGCACAAGCCCGTGTTCACTTTGTTCTACGTCTGTATACCATTCTTGTACAGGTGCAATATGGTATTGTATTTCTCTATTAAGATTAATATTGTTTGCTTCGTAGTGTAACCACTCTAAAGGAGTCGGAACTTCATATCCGTCCTTATCAAAGTCTTTAAATGGAAGATTTTCTACTTGATGTCGTGCTATTGGTTTGCGTAAGTAAGGGTCTGGATTGAACTTAGGATATAAGTCCTGAAGTCTCATCCTATCTCTTTCGCTCCCATTCGATCTAACGCACGATCTATTTGCACAGCAAGTTTAAAGTCAAGTGTTGTAAGACCTTTTGTGTCGTGTGTGTATACAACAAGCTCTGCTTCATTGTAAAAGAACTTAATATTTGCAAAATGATCTAGTTCAATCTGTGGTTTTTCGATAACCATTAAGAAACGTAGTACAGTGTTGTAGTCGTCAAAGGCTACTTTTTTATAAAGATACTTGCCTTTACGTATTTCCCAGTCTTTGGCATACTGTTTGCGTAGTTCTTCAGCTTCCATACCATCTACTTTAGTATAAGATTCGTCCATACCTTCGCCCATACCTACCATTTTTTTAATCTTACTAAATGCTTTTCCTGGTAAATCAAGCACGTTAGAATCTTTTCTTATAATATCTGCAAGATCTTTGATTCGTTTACCTTTTGCGCCACCGTACTCAACACCTTTTCTATGTATTTCGTCAGCAAACTTTTCTTTATCAACACGGCCTCTTACTAACTCAGCCACTTGATCTACATTAGCGTTACCACTTACATATTGTTTATATGTGTAATAAAACTCTCTGTTTTTCATCATGTCGTTAAACGACATTTTGCTTTCGTCTATCTTGCCTTTGTGCTTAACTTTGCCCATCTTAGCATCACGCTTTTTGTCTTTGTGCGCACCCATTGCACCACTTCTGCGCAAGTCATTCATTGCTTGTGCATTTGGATCACGTGGTTTAATCTGTGGCTTTTGCTTGTACGCTTCTAGAGCTTGTAACAGTTGGTCTTTTAGTGTACCTGTACCTGCTTCAGCATCATCTAGTGTAAATGTTTTACCATTTACTTTTTGTATTTGTTCTCTACTAATAGCATAAGTTGCACCACGTAGTTGTAGCTGTATCTGTGGACGACCTTTACCGTCTTTTGTTCCTTTTAAAAGTTTAACAACTGGAACATCTTCTCGTGTTTGTCCTTTTTTGTTTGCGTAAGTGACTAAGTCTCCTACTTTTAGTGTATAACCTTCTTTACTTGTAGGCCACGGACTTGGAGTAGGTTTTGGAGTTGGTCCTGGTGTTGGTCCTGGTGCTGGCTTTTCACCTTTTTTAGGTGGAGTTTTTGGTTCGTCTTTCTTTTTACCATCATCGTCAGTACTAGTACCTAACCACGGATCAACTTTATTATAGTTTTTAAATGCTGCTTTGAATCCTTGAGGTTCAAAACCTGTTGAGGTTTCTGCTTCGCCTACAAGTTTATCTTTTAATGGATGCTTTGTACGTCCAGGTTCTGCTTTTGGCATAGGGTCTTTGCCTTTTGCTTGTCCTGCACTACCCATCTTTTGTTTTTCATCTAGTCTTACACCTGCAAGTGCTGTAAGTCCTGCTAGATCTAAATCAATAGGCATACTGCCTTTTGGAACTTCTGTACTTTCTGTTACATAATCTACTTTTGGCGTATCTACAACTGCTCCTTGTGCTTGTGCTATAAGTGCTTGTTTGTCAGCTGCAAGATCGCTTGGATCTAGTGCAAAAAGTTTATGTTGTAGTGCGTTAAAGTCCATTACTTTTTTTCCTTAACAATAGTGTAAGTTTCTTTTCTAGTTCTTCTACTTTATCTTCTAGTTTTTTGATTCTGCTAATATGTTCATCGTCATTAGTATCACTGTCTTTATCAACGTTAGTTACATGGCGTAGAAGTGCTGCAAGGTCGTTTGGAGCATTTGGATACTGTGCCTTAATACGAGTTAATGCTCGCATTGTACGACTGTCAAAGCCTTTTAAATCTCCGTCTTTGTCGTCTTCTTTGCGTTCTTCTATTTCTGCAATCTTTTGCATAAGTGCTTTAAATGACTCTGACATGTGTTACTCCGTCTTTGCTGTAATCTTTTGAGATTTTATTTTATCTGCTTTGATTTGTTTTGGTGTAATCTTAGTTGCCTCTTTAGCCATTTTGGTAGCAGTTGCATACATAACTGCTTCTGCATCTTTGCCGTAGCGATCTTTAAAGTCGCCTTTGGCTTTTTTCATGCCTTTGACGTACTTTTCTTTGTCTTTTTCTTCGCCTTTGGAAAGACTGCGTTCAGCTACCTTTTTTTTTGATTCGAGTTTTGCTGCTAGTCTATCTGATAAGTCACTGTGGTCACGGAGTTTCTTTTTGCTACGCTTGCCACTTGCTTTTGCTGCATGAATAGCTTTACGTTGTGCATCTGATTTGAACTTGCCTTCAGCAGTTACTTCTTTAATCATATTGCCACAGCACTCACACTTTTGACCTACTTCGTCTAGTGTGTGCTTACCTTTGCAGTGTGAACAGCTATTTTCATCGCATCCGCAACTTGCTTCTTTTACTGCGCTTTCACCTAGTTCGCCTGTTGCTTCTTCGTAATCAAGATGGTGATAAACACTGCCAATGTAATCAGCTGCTTTTGTGATTTTTGATTGTACCCAACCTTCTAGTCCTGCTTCTTCAGGTACTTGCTTGAGCATATCGTGTAACTTGATAGCATACTTTGCTAGTTTGTATAGGTCAGCACGAGCCATTTGTACTTCATGGTCTTTTTCTGCTTTATGAGCTAGATCGCCTAAACCTTCTTTTAAATCTTTTTCTCTCATTGATTACTCCGTAATGCGCATTATATAGTATTTATGCCTTTTTACGCTTCTTTGATTTCTTTTTGCCACCCATTAGATTATCAAAGTCAACGCCGTTTTTCATAGTGCCATCGTCGTTATACATGTTTCTACTGATAGTTGGGCCTACATTTCCTACTGCTGTAGCAATACTTGCTGCACCCATACCTGTTGCTGATTCTTTTGCTAAGGCTTTTTTAACATTATCCATAGCGGCTTTCTCTGCTTTGTCTTTGCTATAACCTTTAGGCTTTTTGCCACCACCTACAGATGTTTTACGAGGCTTACCACTTACAGCATCTGCATCACGTTGTGTGTCATATCCTTCTTCTTTTATTAGTTCACGAAATCTCATAGTTATACACCGTATTTGTTTTTCTTTTTCTTTGCAACAGGACTGGTTTTGTTTGTGCCTTCTGGTTCGTTACTTCCACCATCTGCTAAGGTCTTTTTACCAAACTTTCCTAGTTTCTTTTCTGTTGCGGCGACTATTTCTTCTTCCCCTTTTGAATACTGAACTATAACTGCTGAGTTTTTTGATGGTCCGTTGGGATGAAAAGTAGTATGATCCGCCATGCCCATTCCGAAACGGTATGCGTAGTAAGGACTACTTGCAGGCATTTCCGGATAATAACTTGCATGAGGAAGTGTACTACTGTGTACATCCTTAAACTCTTCTTCTGTTAATAGTTCTTTCATCTTCATATTGTATTTACCTTAGAAGTCATTCATGTTAAAACCAGTTTCGGGATTAGTATTTTTTAAATATTTTTTGTATGTTTTCCAGTACTCTGCACGTTCATTAAAACTTGCTCTTCGTGCTTCGTGTTCTTTGTGTTTGGCGATATAGTGTTCTACAGGAACACTTTCATATTCTCTCCATTTTCTGCTATATCCGTCTGGATATAGTTCTACTATTTTTTCTTCCTTCCCGATTTCATGTTTGCGCACCAATGATACATCCTCCTTTTTTCTCCGGAGCTATTTTTTGCTCGTTTGCGGAGTGCAGTTACACTGCCATTACAACTTGCACCAGCACGTTTTACACGCCCTGGGCGGCTCTTTCCTTTTTTCTTACCGTCAGCAAAGTTTTCTTCTACAGGATCTTCTATTCTATTTTTTATTGCCTTTGCTGTTCTATTAAACTTATAGTCTTTGTATTTAAATCCTATGCCGCCTGCTTCTTCCCAAGCGTTTATATTAACACCATAGTCATCTATTAGTATGTTAGGAGTACCGTCTTTTTGTTTTGCAAACTGCGGCTTGTTATGTGTAACAATGACTTCTTCTGGTGGGAAAAACGATAAATTCTTCTTTACCCACTCACGTTTGTGTGGTTCACTACGTGGATCGTCTGCCAATGGACTTGTACATATCTTATACTTGCCTTTAACTTGTTTTATTAGTCCTAGTAATTCTTTTGCTTTAGGTAGTATTGGTAAGTTTAACCAAAAGTCTTCTATGCTTTTAATATCACCAATTGCTTTTGCAGGATCTTTGATGTCTTTCCAGTTATCAACACCTTGCGACTTTGACCATTCGCCAAAAAAGTCAGCAAGTACGCCATCCATATCAACATATATTTCTGTATTAGGAGCAATTTCACCTAGTGCTTCTTCTAATGACTCATGGTATGTTTTTTCATCCATTTGTCTACGCTTTGCTTTACTTTTACCATCAGCAAAGTTTTCAGCTAGTTCGGCAACTTCGTCTGGCACTTTAAATGCCCACACAGTTGCTTTGCCGTTTTGTGCCATCATAGCAGTAAGTCTTGTATTACCGCCTACAAGTTCTTTGTATCCGTCACTGTAAACAGCAACAATAGGCATTTCAACCGAACCTTTTTCTAGTTGTGCTAACGCTCTTTTCTGCTTTGCTGGATCTAAACTTTTAAAACTATCTGGATCTGCGGCATCTGTGTTCTCAATACCCTTAGCACTTTTAATAGTTATAGCCTTACCAGTTTTAGCAAGTTCAATCCACGCTTCTTTGCCAATCTTTTGAAACTCTGGATAGCGAGCCGCTTCGTCCCATTCTACATCAAACTGTGGCTTAACAAATGCTTCATTTGTTTTCTTGCGTCCAGCACAATGAGCTTTTTGACTAAATCCTTTTGGATTTGAACAGTTAATACTACGCTTGTATTTCTGTGACCACTTTTCTGTAACTTCTGACCATCTCATAGCTCTAATATCCCAAGTTTAAAGTAGTAGTCAGGATCTTCTGCTAGATGATCAAGTGCTATTTCTTTTGCAAGATCAAAGTCTGATGTGTGTTCGTATTCTGCTTCAATGCCTTTTTCAAGTTGACGTACAATATGACTTACACTAACATCGTGCATTTTAGCGATGTCTGCAACACTAGGAGTAGGCTTGTCTAAATCATCTAGACTATGTCCACCCTCCATGTATGCAAGTTCCATTTTACTAAATGCTCTGTGAGTAGCTGCTTTTGCTTTCTTTCCATCGGGATGATCAGGACGTATACCTACAGGTTCTCCATTCATCAGTTGTGAAATATCAACACTTTTACCTAGTGTGTCTAATAGTTGATGTAAATCGTCAGTTGGATCGTAGTTACCACTTTCGTAACCCGGTTTACCACGGACTTCTGTGCGTTGACCTGTTTTTGTATTCTTAATATTTAGAACAAGCATTTGCTTGTCACGCTCTAGTTGTAGTTTGTAGCCTTCTGCAAGTCCTAGATTAAACAGTACATTTGTACTAGAGCCTTTGACTTTTTTGCTTAGGGTGGGCGGCCGCCCGTCTTTGTCTACTTTGTTGCCAAACTTATTTGCTTCGATAGGAATCTGATTAACACCTACATCAACTGTAGTATTAACACCTTTAACAATACGTCCATCTTCCAGCAAGTCAGTTATTTTCATTTTTTCTTGCGTCCTCTAAAATTTGGAACACCGGTCATATAAGGTTTAGAGAACCAAAGTTTAAACCATTCTTGATCGCCTGGCTTAACTCCCATTTCTCGTTCTTTTTGTTTGATTGCTGTGGCAGTAATGCTAGGGTTTTCGTCTATTTGATATTCTGTGTAACCTTTAAACTCATTTACACCAGCTAGTTTTTTAATATATTCTAGCTCATCCATTTTACTTTCCAAAATATTTGTTTAAATCTTTATCAACACTTTTGCTTGTAAATGCTTTATCTACGCCTACTCTACTTGCTAGTTTTCTACGCTTGGCTAACTTATCTTGTACACTATCTTCTTCAGGCGGTCTACGCTTTACTGTTTTTGTTGCTTGCTTAGGACGTTTAGTAGCAAAGCCTAGTATTTCTGTAATATCTTCATCAGTAACAGTAAATCTTTGTCCGCGGTGCTTAACTTGCTTGCCTACTAGATTGTATAATATTTCTGACAGTTTTTTAATATCGTCGACTTGGTTAATATGATCTATA